TAAGTGTATCTGCTAGCAACTTACCTACAGCTATAGATGCTGCAAAACTAGGAGATGGCTCAGTATCTAATGCAGAGTTTCAAAGACTTGATGGCGTATCAAGTGACATACAAACACAGCTTGATGGCAAACAAGCATCACTTACATTTGGTATAAGTAACACTAACGTACCACAGTTTACTACTGGCGTAGCTGATGATGACTTTTTAAGAATATCAGGAACAAGTGTAGAGGGTCGTTCTGCATCAGAAGTCCTATCTGACATTGGAGGACAAGCTAGTTTAACATTTGGCATAAGTAATACTAATGCAGTAAAAATAGATAGCAGTTCTGTTGCTGATGACGAATACGCAAGGTTCACTGCAAACGGTTTAGAAAGCAGAAGTACAGCAGAAGTTCTATCTGACATAGGTGGTCAAGCATCTTTAACATTTGGTATCTCTAACACCAATGCAGTTAAGATAGATAGTAGCTCAGTAGCAGATGATGAGTATGCACGATTTACCGCTAATGGTTTAGAAAGTCGTAGCACCTCAGAAGTATTAAGTGACATTGGAGGTCAGGCTGCACTTACTTTTGGTATATCAAATACAAATATTCCTATCTTTACTACAGGCGTGGCTGACGATGATTTTCTTAAAGTATCAGGCACATCTATTGAAGGTAGATCAGCTAGTGAAGTACTGAGTGATATTGGTGGACAAGCATCACTTACGTTTGGAATAAGCAATACAAACGCAGTCAAGATTGATAGTGCGAGTGTTGCTGACGATGAGTACGCTAGATTTACAGCTAACGGTCTTGAAAGCAGATCAACTGCTGAAGTCTTGTCAGACATTGGTGGTATTACTGCTAGTTCTACAGACACACTAACTAACAAAACAA